GGTCCGGGCGGCCGGGCGAGCCCCGCCCCAGCCCGCGTCAGGCCATCCGAGGCGGCGTCGATCAGCGCGCCCAACTGGTCCCCATCGTCGGGTTGGCCATCGGCGTCGGCCATGGCTTCGCGGACGGCCCGATCCAGGTAGGCCAGGGAGCGCGGCACCTGGAGACCCGCGCGAACGATGCGACCCGCCACCAACCGGCCCACAAGCCGAACCAACGAGGGCGTGGCCCCGGCGGCGATCCAGGCCCGGGCCGCATCCACATCGGCCCGCGACGCCCGGCGCGGCAACAAAACACCCCCGGCGGCGAGCCCGTCGTGAGCGGCGCCCAGGATGGCGGCAACATCGGCGCTCAAGTCAGATTGGGGGGGCTCATCGTCGTCAAACGCGCGCTCGCAACAAGCGCCCTCGGATGATGATGAGATTCCCTCTCCTATACTCTGACGGTTCATTGACGGTTTGGGTGACATGGGTGTCATCCCCCCCCTGTCGTGGGCGTCACGCCCCCCTGTCGCCGGCGTCACCCCTCCCCTGTCGCCCATGTCACCCCCCGGGGGGGGTCGTGCCGCGCCCCGTGGCGTCGGCCGAACCGCGATCCGGTAACGAGAAACCCCGGCGGGTCCCCGGCCGATGACGGCCAGTTCCCCGCGCTCGGTCAGGTCGGACAGCAGCCGCCGCACATGGCGCACGGTCAGGCGGACACGGTCCGCGATGGTGGAGACGGACGGCCAGCAATGGCCCTGATCGTCGGCATAGTCGGCCAGGGCCAGCATGACCAGCAGGTGGCCACCGGTGGCCCTGGACTGACTCCAGACGGCTGTGGTTGCAGCAATGCTCATGGCGGTTGATGTCCCATCATGATGTCGGCCCACCGGGGGGCCGATGGGTGGTGGGCATGGCAGACCGGGCGGAAGGCATCCCGCATGGTTCCCCCCCTTGGCCATGGTCATGGCCGATCATCGTTGGCGGCGGCGGGCATGCGGGGTGCCGCCTTGGGGTTGGTCAGGCGCGAGGGTGTGATGGTGCGGACGGGCGCCAACTGGGCGACGAACTGGTGACCGCAGGCGTTGTTGGGGCACTGGAAGGTGATTTCCCGAACGACCGGCGAGACCTGGTTTGTTTTCACCGTGAAGCACCGCGTGCCGCAGTGCGGGCAGAACGTGGTGTTCCCGCGAAGGCGCTGCGGCTGGTTCATGCCGGCACCCCCTCGGCCGGGGTGCCGTGCTGGCGGCGCATGCGCCGAGATTTCCGGCGCATGGCCCCGGAATTGTCGAAATGCTCGGGGAAAAGGGTTCCCGGAGGGGTCTCGCAGGCCAGGGCAAGGGCGCGCATCAGGTGGCGGGATCCCACCCCGAGGGCGGCGCTGGCCACGGCGGCCTGGGTCACGCCCTCGGCGGAGGCAAGCGCGGTCATGGTGCTGTCGCGCAGGGACAGGCGGTAGCGGATCCACGCCCGGCGCGCCTTGGCGTCGTGCGTGGGCGGAGGATCGGCGGGAACGGAGATGCCCACGGGGGACATGGCATCGACTCCGGATCGGGGAAGGCCGTAAACTTAATCTCGTGGATATCGCAGAAAAGTGAAGTTGGCAATCACTAAATTGTGAGGTGCCAAATTGGCGCGGCTGCGCACCGGCGGAGGGGACACCGTGGGTTCGCGTTAGAGAGGCAGAATGGGGAAAACGGCGCGGGAAGTTGAACCTGAGCGCGCAGCACAGGGGCAGCGGATCAAAGAGGCGGCGCGTTTGATCGGAACCCAAGCGCAGGCAGCCGACATAGCTGGCGTTAGATTGACGACGCTTGCTCGATGGATGACCGGCGAAAACGACCCGAATTTTGGGGCGTTGGCACGTCTAGCGACCGCAGCGGGTGTCTCATTGGATTGGTTGGCCACGGGACGACAACCGGATGCCCCGCCGGTTGATCCTCCGCAAGCCGTGGACGAACGGCTCTTAGCCCGCGTGGCGGAATCTGTGGCCACGGTCTACAGGGAGGAACGCGCCCGGCTGGGTCCGGGGGACCTCGCCCGTATGTCGGCTCGCGTGCTAAATGATCTTTTGGCCTCGTGCGATCACCCGACCGAATATGACGGCGCCCTCAAGGTGATGCTCACCCAACTCCGCCGGGACCTGCGCACTGCCCCCAATACCGACACCCAGGCCGATAAATCCTCGGCGTAAGGTTGGTCCAGTCCGCCCCGGCGGGACCCTGGGGTTGCGATGTTAAGAAAACGTGACCGCGCCCCATTTCGCGCATACCGGATATGCCCCGACCGAACACAGGGCAAAAATTGCTTCCTTTAGGCGGGAGGTAAACGTTAAACGAGTGCGGCTGGGCCGTGGTCAGCGCGGAAGCGTGAACCTCAATCCAATAAATTGCCTTTCACGGGCCGGCGCATGGAATGCTCGCTCCTTCTGATTCTCATCGGTTGCGGGCGCCTCCCCCGCACCGAAGGACGCGGATCAAATGGCACCCAAAGACGGTGATGGCTACGAACGAGCCGTTAATAGTGTGAGACGCGAGCGGTCCAAAATGCTGTCTGTAGATGCGCTAACACGGGCTGGCCGCGTCCGTCCGCGCGACCTGGAGCGCAAGACATTTGCCATTGAGTACGAGGACGCAGCCGGTGATCAGAGCACCCGATGGGTCACCATCAGCAGCGTAAAAGATGACCACCTAGGCGGCTATTGCTGGGCCGCCAAATCCCCGCGCAGCTTTCGGATTGACCGCATTATCGAGCTGTACGACGGGGATGGAGAGGTCTTGAGCGGCGATGAGTTTCGGGCCTTGCTGGCTGGCAAGGCGCAACCCCGCGTGCCAATGCCAAAGGCCAACGAAACCGCCGAACCGGCAAGATTGACCAGGAAACAGCGTCGAGATATCGCGCGTGCTGAGGTCACACAGCGCGTACGAGATGAAGCGGCAGCAGCGCGTCATGAAGCGGCGGCTGCGCGTCGGGTCGGAAAAACACAAAGCGAACCTTCAGAAACACCGGACATTTCGACGTCGTTGCCATCAAAAACAAAAGCTCTGTGGACCAAAATTATTGTTTGGTCGACATGTGTAGCCTTTTTGATATTTGGCTTTATTGATGGTGGATTTGATGTCGGATTTGGACTAATTTTTATGCTTGGGAATATAGCGTTTGTTGTTGGATTGATATGGCCATACGCTATCCTTCCGTTCTCATGGCGACGGCGTCGCATGACAGTAGTTTACATGTACCTTGGATTAATATTCGCTCTATTTACTGCGGTTGCCTTGCTGCCGCCAGTTCCCGGCCCGCCCGAATGACCCGTCGCCGTCGCACGATCACCCATCGAGTGCGACGGCGCCTTGAAGGTGATGCTCACCCAACTCCGCCGGGACCTGCGCACTGCCCCCGATGCCAACACCCAAGCCGATAAATCCTCGGCATAAGGCTGGTCTGGTCCGATCCGGCCGGACCCTGGGGGATCGGGGGTTAAGGAAGTGTGATGCGCTTTGTTTCGGTGGCAACGCACAATAACGGCGCCGTCTCCCTCCATCACTCATTCGAAATAGTTTTTTGTACGACATGATTGCGACATATGCGGGCCATAGATCTATGATTTTGTCGTTTTCCGATATGCCCTATTGCGGGGAATGCTGGATCGCACCGTAGAGAGGGACGAATGGCTGAAGACATTCCGGAGGACGACGGCTTCGACCGAGCGAAGGTTAATGTACGTAATCGAAAATCAAAAATGTTGTCGGCGCACGAAATTGGAAATCAGCTAATGCTGAAAAAAAGGGAAACGACACGCCACACCTTTTCGATTCTTTATAGAAAACCAAATGGAGAAGAAGCGAAGCGCAGTGTTACATTTGAAAGAATAAAAATTAAACCGCCTAATATTATACATACTCTATTCCCATTTCTCCGGCCGCGCGATGATAACGGCCTTTTTAAATTGGACCCCATAGTTGAAATTTCTGAGTCAGAAGAAGAAATCTTAGATAGGGATGATTTCAATTCGTTGGAAAGAAAAGGAACCTCCGTTCATCAGGTGGCGCCCGAGCGACAAAATCTCTCATTGATCGAAACCAAAACGGCGGACCACCCAAGCAAGAAGCGCCACTCAGTCGACAGATCACTTCAGAAAGCAATTTTGGCACACAACAAAGCGGCAGCGGCACATGAGAAAGCTGCCGCGGCTAGGCGCGCCAAAGAATCAGACGGGATTCCCCTGGGGCCACTTGATATACCGAATTCACCGCCGCCAAAGAAAAATTCATCCTTGGCAAGGTCGATCGTTTGGATATTGTCTATCGATTTTATACTTTATGGTTTTTTTGAAGGCGGATACTACGGCGGCATTGGTATGGCATTCTTCATCGGGACAATAGATTTTTTAATAGGTATGATTTGGCCAGGCGCTCTACTACCGTATTCTTGGCGACGGCGCCGAGTAACCATATTTTACATGTACATTGGATTAATATGGGCTTTATTTACTGTGGGTGCCTTGTGGGAGTCAGTTCCCGGCGCACCCGAATGACCCGTTGCCGTGGCCAAGCCGGGACCGAGCAGCAGTCTCTGGATATCCAAGTGACGCGTGTTGCAGCCATGCCGAGATGAAGACTCTGGACCATACGCGATGATTTAGCGCATGCTATGGTGTTCCGATGGTCGTATAGGTCGCAACCGTGCTCGAAGCGGGCAATGTTGTGGATCGTGGCGAGGCTGGCAATTTTGGTTTGATAGGGCGACACCCATGACGGACGAACAACGCATCCGTTTCACTCCGGACGACTTGGCGGTCATTCTGGGCATGATGAACCGTGGGGATCATCAGCACGACATTGCCGCTTGGTTCGGTGTCAACGGCGGACGGATCGGAGAGGTCGCCTCAGTCCTGAACGGGGACCGTACTCCGGTTGACAAAGACGGGGATCCGTACCCCTTTCCGGACCCGGCCCCAGAGGAGGACCTTCTGCCGCGTGGCGCACCGGGCCCCAAGGCGCTGCACCTGCTGGCCGAAGTGGAGAGTGCTATCAAGGCCCTTGATGCCGGTAAAGGCACAGCCGCCCGGGCGATCCTGTCGGAGGCCCGCTCGGTGTTCTTGGAGAACGACTAGGCGTAGTCCGCGTCCCGTTCCAGCGTCCGCCGACAGGGCGGAATCCAGGTCAGGCGGGGTTGGGTCGGCGCTGTGTCCAGATGCCAGACGAACCAAGCGTAACCGGTGGCGGTCGAACCCTTGCGATCCACCCGGCCCTTCAGCATCGGCACCCGTTCGGTGAACTGCGCGAATACGTTCGGGGGACGGTCCCGGAAGATGGCCGTATACCGCCCGACACTCTCCAGAAAGACCGTACGGGCGAGGATGGCCACGCCGCATCGCGCGACGGTCATAGCGCGATCAATGAAGTCCTCGGCGAGGCGAAACGGCGGGTTGGTGATGACCCAGTCATGGGATTTGGCCTCGTACGGGTAGGTCAGAAAATCCCGCATATGCCCGAACCCATAGCGATGCACATCCGCCGCCCCGACGTCCGCGAAATACTCCGCCAGCGCCCGGGCCATGTGTCCTCGACCACAAGCTGGTTCCAGACAGTTCATGTCGCGAAGGGCCTCCACGCCGAGGACGTGTTCGATCAACGCCCGGGTCGCCCAGGGTGGGGTTGGAAAGTCATCCAGGCTTGTGATCGGTTCGATCCGTTGCGCCATGACGGCATGGGACGTGTTCTGCATCGCACCCTCCCTGTTGATGACGGAAGGGTACGACCGTTCACCTCTATTTGCAATAATATCTAACCGATTCAAGAAATTATGGTGTGAATTTGAGATTCTGCTGCGATTCGGTGGCAATGGGGAACGGCGTCGAACACTACACACGAACGAACATCATCTTCTTGCGCGCATGCGCAATCGTGTGTATGATCTGGGACGCAATAGCGATGGGGATGCACCGTGAACAGCCGGGATGTCGTTAAATCCCTGAAGGCGGACGGGTGGTTTGAGGTCGGGCAGACCGGCAGCCACATTCAGTTCAAGCACCCCACCAAGCCCGGGCGCGTGACGGTGCCCCATCCCAAGCGGGACCTGAAGGTGGGCACCCTGAAGAGCATCGAAAAACAAAGCGGGCTGCGGCTTCGCTGAGGCGTCAAGGAGGCTGGGTTATGGTTCAGCGGACCTATCCGGTGGTGATCGAAACCGATGCCGAAGGCGGGTTCAGTGCGTTCTTCCCGGACCTGCCCGGGTGTGTGGGCGCCGGGGATACGGTGGAGGCGTGCTTCGCCGATGCCCAAGCGGCCCTGGCATTGCATCTTGCGGGCATGATCGAGGATGGCGATCCGCTCCCCGATCCCACGGCCCTGGGGGCGGTGCGCGCCGACGATCCGGACGTCCAGGTCGCGGCCGTCTTGCTGGCTACGGCACCGGTCACGGGCCGCACGGTCCGCCTGAACATCACCATGGACACGACTCTGGTTGCGGCGATTGACAGCGTGACCACCAACCGCAGCGCATGGCTGGCCGACGCGGCGTTGCGGGCGCTTCGCGACCGTCACGACAACACGGATCGGGGCTGACCCCTACTGCCCCCAATCCACGCTGTCCTGCCACGGTGCCAGGGTGGTGGTGGCCTGGGATCGGGCGGCCGTAGGGGCGGTTGCCGGCGCGGCGCCGTCGGCGTTGGCGGCGGTGCGTTCCTGACACTGGATTTGCGTCCGCAGCCCGCCGTCAGCCGTCACGGTGTGCGAGACGGTCTCGGCGATCCAGTCCACGGCGTCGAGTTCCGGCCGGAACCCGGCCACGGTGACCGGTTGCCCGGCAATCGCCGCGGGCTCCCCTCGGGCGAGGTCGAGGGACAAGGACCGTTCCCCGCGGCCGATCCGGTTTATCGCGGCCTGGGCGGCTGCCTTGGCCTCGCCCTCGGTCGGGTAGACGCGCTTCAGGGTGGTCACGCTGCCCTCATCCCCGACGGTCGCATAGCCCGTCTGCGCCGCGTCGTAGTCGCGCCATTGGGCGCGGACGCCCGTGGTCTTGCCCTCGCGATCCTTGACCGCGAACGCATGCCCCGTGGTGGCCGTGCGGCGGAGGATCAGCGCCGGCAGGGTGGCGCCGGCGGCCGTGGTGCCGGTCCCCCGGGGGGTGAACAGCAGGCGGCCGTCCTTGATGGTGCCGACGGCGTCGAACCGATCCGCAAGGCGGGTGAGGAAGTGCGCGTCGCTTTCGTTGGTCTGATCCACATGGGGGATCGGCAGGCCCGCCAGATCGGGCGCGACGGCCAGGGTTAGGCCGTTCCGGTTGGCCACGGTGCCCAGCACATCGCCGAGGGTCTGGCCGTGGTAGGAGTCCTCCCGCTGTGCCTTCAGGCCCCCGGTCAGATCGGCGGCCCGGGCCTTGATGGTGATCTTGTCGGGCGGCCCGTCGTGGGAGACTTCATCCACCCGGTAGCTTCCCCGGTCCACCAAGCCCTGGCCATCCCAGCCGATGGCGACGCGCAGGATCACCCCGCGCGGCGGCAGGGCCACGGCGTGGTCATGATCGGCGATGGTCAGGGTGAGGGTGTCACTGTCCAGCCCGGGCTTGTCGGTCACCTCCAAACTGATCAGGCGCGGCCGGATCGCCGCCGTCACGTCGCGGGCGTCGGCCGTGATGCGCCAGACCGCGCGCATGGCTACCGCCCCCGCCAGGCGTTGCCGGCCGGCGCGCTGTCGGCCAGGTCGCCGAGGTGGGCCGGGTCATCGTCGGGGTAGCGGGTCAGTTCGACGGTGAAGCCGATCTTGCGGGGCAGTCCGTTGTCCATCAACGCGGCGCGGGTCTCCGTCACGCGGCCGATGAACCAGGCGCCCCTGTGGCGGCCGTCGCCGTCCAGCAGGATCCAGGCCTTCCCCTGTTCCGCCATGCCGCGCAGGGTGTCCAGGGTGACCGGCCCGCCGGTCAGTTCGGGATACAGGGTGCCGGTCAGGGTGAGGGTGTCGGGACCCGCGCCGAGGTACTGGTAGGCCGGGGCGGCGCCGGCGCGGTCCTGATTGCCCCACCGCTGTTGCGTCTCGCGCGCCACGGTGTCGAAGGGGGCGGACGTGAGGTCGAAGACGAACTGCCCGAGGGTGGCGAGCGGCATGTCACAGGGCTCCGTCGTAAAGCTCTCCGCCGCCCGCGCCCATGCGGCGGTCCAGGGCCTCGATCTCGCGGCGGATGAGGGCGGCAAGCTGGGTCTCGTTGAGGCCCGCCCCGGAGACGGTGATATTGAAGGTCCGGGCGTCGGTGACGGGCGCGGCGCCGCCCGGGGCGTAGGACCGCGCGGCCTCGACGGTCTCGGCCGTGGACGTGAACAGAGGGGGCGGCGGGCCAGCGGCCGAGCCGGAGAGCGGGTTGTCTTCGTCCCCGCCGTCCTCATCGTTCCCGTCTGAGAACCAGCCGCCGACCTTGTCCCCGATCCAGTTGACGGCATCCATGGCCGGCTGGATCTTGTCGCGGATCCAGGCCAGCGCCTCGCGGAAGCGGGCCGTGATGCGCGTCCACATATCCCCGAACCAGCCGACGATGGGCTCCCAATTGGAGGCCACCGCACCCAGCGGAGTCCAGGACAGGGCCGTCTTGATGCCCTCCCATGCGGCCGACGCGCCGGCGGGGATGCTGTCCCACACCCCCTTAAAGAACCCCACGATAGGCTCCCAGTTTGTGGCGATCAGCCCCAGCGGGGTCCAGGACAACACCGCCTTGACCCGATCCCATATGGCTTGCGTCTGTTCCGGGGTTCCGCCGAGAAGCTGCTGGATCCCGCCGATCACCCCGGCCCAGGCCGATTGGATGGTGTCGAGGGGATTCCAGGAGAAGGCGCTCTTGAGGTCATCCCACAGGCTTGAGGCCAGCCCCGACAGGTCGATACCGAACAGCCAATCGAACAGGCCGTCCCACGCATCCCAGATTATGCGCCACGGGTTGAACTGCTTGATCATCTCCCACAGTCCGGACCCCAACCCGACGTCGAAGGCCGCGCGAACCTTGTCCAGCTTGGCCGTGAACCACGCGCCGATCTTGTCCCAATTCGCATAGATGGCGTAGGCGCCGAACGCAATGGCGCCGATCACCGCGAGAATCGGGTTGGTGATGAGCGCGGTACTGAGTGCGCGCACACCCCCAATGACGGCCGGCAGGGCGGCGCCCGCAAGGCTGAACAGCTTGCTCCCCAGCGACACCACATCGCCGATCAGGCCGGCCCCCATGGTGACACCGACGGCGATCAAGGCGTTATCCCAGCCGCCGATGAACTCCACCGCATCGGACACCAGATCGCGGAACCGGGTCAGCCCGTCCGTGATCGCGGACCAGTCCACGGACTGGACCGCGTCGGACAGTCGTTCGACCGTCGCGCCGACTTGGCTGGCGATCAGGTCCTTGTTGGCCACGATCCAATCACTGAACTGCGTCAGCAGCGGCGTGAGCACCGGGGCCAGGCGCGCGGAGATGGTCTTGGACAGCCCGTCCAGGATGCCCGACAGGCGCCCAAGGCCGGCGTTCAGATCGCGGGCGGCCGTGATCTCCTCGGGCGACAGAATGGCGCCCATGCGTTGGGCTTCGTCGCGCATGCCCTGAAGCTCGGCCGTGCTGGCCGACAGCATCTCTGTCAGTTGTTCACCGCCCTGCCCACCGAACAGTTCGTCGGCCAGGCGCTGACGCGCGGCGACGTCCTGGACGCCCTCCATTCTCTGGCGGATGAGCTCGAACAGGGCTTCGGTATCGCCCTTGACGGTGGCGAGGTCGGCACTGGACAGGCCCAGGCGCTGGAAGGCCTCGGCGCCGCCGCCGGCCCCGGTGACGGCGAACTCGTCGGCCCGCAGGGACAGTTCCTTGAGGCCGTCGATCATGGCGTCCTGCTGGACGCCGAAGCGTCCGCCGACGGCGATCATGGCCTGAAGCGCGTCGGTCCCCATGCCCAGGCGGGCCGCCCATTGCCGGACTTCCCGGCCGGTGTCCGCAAAGCCCTTCAGCATGTTGCCGAGGCCGGCGGTCGCCATACCGCCGCCCACCAGCCCGCCAAGGCCGGTCATCCCAGCCAGGGACGACAGGCGCCCGGTGACGGCCCGCGCATCCTGGGCGAGCCCCCGGAAGTTGCCGCGCAAACGGCCCAGGGCCTCGGCCCGCCGATGGAGGCGTTGGGCGGCCTCGGTCGCGGACTCCATCTCCCGGCGGAGCCGCTGTTGTTCCGAGGTCAGGTCCCCGGTGTTCACCCCCGCCTCGGCGAGGGACTGCCCGAGGCGCGTCTGCTTGTCGGCGGCGGTGTCGGTGGACTTGCTCAGCTTCTTCTGTTCGGATTCCAGCCGCGCCACGTCCTTCCGGGCCTGCTTGAAGGCCCGGCCGGTGCCGCCGGTTTCCTGTTCCAGCCGGCCGGCGGCTTCGCGGGCCGCGTCCAGCTTGGTCCGCAGTTGGGCCATGGCCTCCCGGTTGGCGTCCGCCTTCTCCCGCAGCGTGGCGAAGGCGTCCAGGTCCCGGGCGGTGCCCTCCACCCGGCGCAGGCGTCCGGCGGCCTCCTTGGCTTTTTCGTCCATGCTGCGCAGGCCTTGGCGCACGCGGCGAAGGGGTTCCGTCGCGCGGTCCAGGGCGTCCAGGGCAATCCGCAGGGACAGGTCGGCCATGGGGCGGTCTCCGGTCAGGCGGTCAGGCGTCCCGCCGGCGGGCCTCGGCCTCGGCGTTCAGATAGTCCACGGCGAGGGCGTAGGCCTCGGCGTAGCGATCCAGGGCCAGGGCGTCGAAGACCGGCGGCGGAAAGGACCCGGGGAAGACGCGCATCAGGACTCCCCAGGCGTCGCCGGCATCGTCGGGGACGGGGTGTTCGGATCGGCCGGCGGCGCGAAAAAACCCACCACCTCGGCGGCAAGCCGCAGGGTGTCGTGGGGGGACAGGGCGTCCAGTTGCGCGGCCACCACATGCGGGGTCGCGATGCGCGGCACCAGGGACAGCACGGTGTCGGTGTCCACCTCTTCCAGCCGCGACAGGCGGATGCCGCGCAGGTCGCCCGCGCAGGGCGCGCGCAAGGTCAGGGCGTCCAGGGTCTTGTCCCCGTAGGGGATCGGGGTGGTCAGGGCGAAGGTCTTGGGGGCGGCGATGTCGGCCATGGGGACGGGCTCCGTCAGTGTGGGGGTGGGGGGTTACTCGTAGGACAGGCCGATGGCGGCGCGGATGGCGGCGCGGCGATCCACCCCGCCGACAACCTCGATCCCCTGAACGAGGTCGATATCGATCAAGGTCTCGCTGTTGACGCGGTACCGGTAGACGCTCAGGGGCATTTCCACCTTCATCTTGCTTCGGTCGCCCCGCTTGGCCTCGCCCATCTCCAGCACCTTCCAGCGGCCCCGGCCGGAGACCTCTATGGCGTCCGTTCGGCCATCGTCGGCCACCATGGCGCCGAGGAAGCGCAGGTTGAGGGCGCCGACGCCGAACGCGCCGTAGGCCTTCAGGACGTCGCGGTCGAACTCGGCCAGGGTGAACTCCAGGGACAGGGCTTCCTGGCCCAGGTCGAGGGACACCGGGCCGCCCATGCCGCCGGCTTGGTAGTCGTCCATTTTGCGGCTCAGCTTGGGCAGGGTCAGGGTCTCCACCAGCCCGTGAGCCGGCCGGCCCTCGATCACCAGGGAGAAGTCATGTAGGACGCGGGGGATCATCGGCGTGGCTCCTTAAGCGGCGGACACCTGGGCGGAGAAGTCCAACAGGTATTCGTCGGTGATGGTCTGGTAGAAGAGGAGGTTTTCCAGGGGCGGAACCGGGGTGAAGTCGTAGGAAACCGCCGCCTTGCCGGCGTACAGTTGTTCCTTGCTGTTCCGCGCGGGGTCGAACCACGCCGATCCGCCGAGGATGTAGCCGTCGGCTGCCAGACTGCCCAACTTGGCGTTGAGACCGTCGATAATGTCGCGGATCAACGTGGGGTGCATGGGCTTGTCCACGGCCCAATCGTGGGCCGTGGACATGGTGTCGGCGATGATTTGCGCGGTGCGGGCGTAGTTCTCGAACGCGAAGGCCGGATCGTCGGAACAGGTGCGGCTGCCCCAGAACCGATATCCCTTGTGGTTGATCAGGGTGGTCACGTCGGCCGCGTTCAGCACGCCCGCGTCGGTGGCGGGGGATTGCAGGTCCCAAAAGATGTCCTTGGACAGGCCGGACACACCGTTGACGGCGACGTTGGACAGGGTTTTGTGCCAGCCCACCTCTTCGTCCAGCTTGGCGCGCAGGCCCAGGGCGCGGGCCGTGGCCCAGGCGGTGCCGGTCTGGGAATTGACCGCGTCCCAGCGGGTGAAGTCCGGCCAGATCAGCATCAACTCCCGCTGGCCGAAGTTCTCGCGGTACAGAACGGCTTCGGACACCGTCTCGCACCCATGCGCGGACACGTAGCCGAAGGCGCGCATGGTCTGGCAAATGCCGGCCAGTTCGACGGCAACGTCCACGGTATCGAGGCCCGGGGCGCCGAGGATGCGCGGCGTGACCCCAAGTTGCGCCTGGGCGGCGGTCAGCGCATGCAGGCCGGTCTTCATACCGGTGGTGTTGGTCCCGCCGATGACGTTGGTGGTGGCCTCGGCCTCGGTCTCGCCCTCGGCGACGCGCACAACCACGGTCACGGCGTTTGCCTGATCGGCGATGGCATCCAGCACCCGGGCCAACGTGCCCGTGGTGCCGGCCGATCCGGCGGCGGCGCGCACATCGGTGATCAGGGCCGGGCGGTCGAGGGGGAAGACCGTCGCGTCGGCGTCGTCCGCCGTGGCAACCAAGCCGATGATGGCGGTCTCGACGGTGCGAATGGGCCGGATGACGTCGGTCAGTTCGATGACCCGAACGCCGTGGTGGTAATCGGTGGCCATGGGGGATGCTCCCTATTCGGCCCGCAGCGCATCGAGCGC